CTCAACTTGCTGTGTAGCCGTAACCACCGCAGTAGAGGATGACGGGTAAATGATCTTAGTTTGCTCAATGGTTTCTGCTGGCGGAAGCGTACCCGCTTGGCAATGACCCCAAACTGTAGCCATTTTCTGTATGAGATCATCTTTTTCTTGGTCTGAAATAGTAAATTCAAAGGTATGAAACTCTTGACCACCAAATAAAACAGCCAAAAAGATCCGATTAACATTGTGGCAAGCAGCTTCGTGGACAAGTTGTGCGTAATCAGCATCAGGAATCCGATTAGTGTCGGGATCAAACTTAGAGCGAACTGCTGCGTTGTAGTTTTTAGCTTCAACAAGCACACCACCATCAGCACTAATGAAATCAAAATGAGATTTAAACCAAGTATGCTTTGAATGGGTAATCGAGTAATCAGCATCTTTTAACTCCATCTTTAAACGATCTTGAGCCAGCTTTCCAATCAAAGGTTGCATGACATGACCCATCTGCACTGCTTCCACGCCTGAGAGATCTTTTAACTCCTTCTTACCTTGCTTCTCTAGGATCACATCTACCATCTTGCCATTAGCTACCTTACGGCTATCGCCTGACCAGATGGCGGAACGCCTTATCTCTGGTGCAAAATCAGTTTGATTATTTGACATTGCGAACCTCCATCATTTTGTCTGCAAGTCTGTAACATTCAAAGGGAATTTCATTGCTATTCCCTAAATCCCCTAGAGCTAAAATGCCTTGCAATACTTGACCAGCAAAATAATCTCGTAAATCCATACCCCTATAACAATCTGCAACACTACCTCTGTTTGGAAATGCTTTCATACCACCTCCATAATGGTCTTAACAATCTCTTTCCAACTGTCGATCTCATCTTCCAGATCTTCTAACTCTTGACCTAGCTTGCCAGTTTTGATCTGCTCTTGTTTTAACTCATCTAGCATCTGAGCTATAAGGTCATCTTGCCTTGCGACTAGGTTTTTAAGACGATCCACCTCTTTTTTGGTGTAAGCATCATTGATCTTCTTATCAACTGCCTTCACTGGAAAAGATGTCTTAGGTTTATTCTTGCTACTTGGTGTTTTTGACATGATTAACTCCATTAGTTAGGTTATTTACCAAAAGGGATTGCTGAGAGATCGTCAAGATCTTCAGTTTCCATAAATTCAAACCATTTGCCATCTTTACCGCAATAATGCTCGTCTTGACGATATAGATATGCGCTACTGTATAGCGCTTTGCCTGTTACTAGGCTTATTGTTGAGCTTTTCGCACACGAAAGTGTCGAGTGGTCTAGGTGTTTGCAATTAACGCAATATTCCATGATTATTCCTTATTAAATAGTTAGGGTTTCAGTTACTACAGATAGAACATTACTACATTACTACGATTAGTGCAATTTATTTGTTAGGTGTTGTTTTTTCCTCCTTTTCTGTTATGACATCGCCTTGGGGATTGATGTAATAAGGCGTGCCAGTTTCCGTTGCTCTAATCCATTCTCTATACTGGGCTGCTTGGTTCATCTCTTGCCATTTCTGCGCATCTTTATCTGCTTTATTCATATTAGCTCCATGCTTGGTTGTTGTAATCGCTCATCTTGTAATTTCTTGTAATCAGGGTTTAACTCGCATCCTAAATACTTTCTGCCTAATGCTTGTGCTACTACTCCAGTTGTGCCACTACCCATAAATGGATCAAAAACAATATCCCCTACTTTGCTACCCGCTAAAATCATAGGCTCTATCAATTTTGTTGAAAAGGTAGCAAAATGTGCGCCTTTGTAAGATGATGTGTTCACTGTCCATACAGAACGCTTATTAGCCATTTCATAGCTTTTAGTTAATCCTGTATGGGGATTTAATCCTGTACCTTCATTGTGATACTTGCCTTCTGATCTGTCCCTTGTTCCCCAATCTTCTTTTACGGGTTCTTTAATGGCTTCGTGATTAAAGTAATATCGTTGTTTTTTAGTTAACAAAAAAATGTACTCGTGACTTTTAGTGCATCTATCCCTGACTGATTCAGGCATAGGGTTAGGTTTATGCCAAATGATGTCCTGCCTTAAATTCCACCCAAAATCTTGTAATGCTATGGCTACTCTCCAAGGTATTCCCAATAGGTTTTTAGGTCTAAATCCCTCTACTTTCCAAGTGCTAAACACCTCACCCGTAATAGATCCCTTATTACCTTGTTGAATACCGCCTTCTTCACCTCCCCCTCTACCCCCTGCTGAATAGCTATCTCCAAGGTTTAACCATAAAGTGCCATCATCTTCTAATATGTCCCAAACATGACTAAACACCTCTACCATATTGGCTACATATTGTTGTGGAGTTTCCTCTAATCCTAATTGTTTATCCTCTCTTATAGCTCCGCACTTAGGGCATATTGATTTATAAATAGCATCTCCAACAGTCAAATCTTTATTGGCATGACCTGTAATAGTCTTATCTGAGTATTTACTATCTCTTTTATGAGAGCAGGTGCTATCACCTCCCACCCATGTACCTGTGCCGTAATCCCTTAAACCATAGTAAGGTGGACTGGTAATACAGGTCTGCACTTTGACACCCTCTGAAGCCCATCGCTTCATTGTGGTTCTACAATCCCCAAATTCTATTTTATTCATTTTGTTGCACTCCTTTAAAAAGTATGATCTAATCCGATTAAGTTTGTTTTAGTGGTGGTTTTGTGGCTGTCATCGGCTGGTTACCTTTGACAATTCAAAGCCTCCTGTACAAAATCACCTCTAAAGCAAACTACACGGGGGCATGACCCACCCCTCCCGCATGGTGTATCGCCAAAGGGAATAAACATAGTGGCTAGTATCTGGGGGACTCTTACAGGACCGCACCCCTTTAGTTAAGCACTTAGATAAACGATAGATACTCTCTTTTTTGAGATCACCCGCCCTAAAGCGGGTTTGGTGCTTAGCAATTCGTGACACGATCAAATTACCTCCTACATAGTAAGAATGATTTAAACAGCTTTTAAGGGGTTTTCTCACAGGCGTGATACTTACCCCCTCTCTGTTAGTTTAAAGGGCTAGGATGAGCCAAATAAGAGGAATTACCGCTATTGCACAGGCTATTAGAATAAGTTTGTCGGTAAAACTATCTTCTTTATACATATAAAGTACCTTTTCTGACGGTTGAACTCCAGGCATTGAAAGACAAGGGGGCTTCCCCTTGCTTCATGCACCAATAGACATAAGCTGAGTATTTGTCCTGTTTGCTCATGCTGTGACTTCCTCAAGAATGACATCTTCATAACCTAAACGAATCCAATGGTTATAATCAATATTTGCGTATTGCTTGCTTTTCCCCTCATAAGTTGCAACACCGCCAACCCATACTATGTAAATTGTTTTCATGCTGTCACCTCAACAATTAAGCCCATCGCAATAGTAATAGCACATAAGTCATAATCTGTAACAATTTGACCCATGAATTCATGACTTGCTTGATAGCGTGTTTTAACTAAATCACCTGCGCTGTTATAGGTTTTAAGGATGTCTGTAACAATGCAAACTCTGGGCGCTTTACCCCTTGTTTTAAACTTTGTTCCAATTGAATATTCCATGATTAAATCCATTCTTGGCGAAATTGTTTAGTAGGATTTACAGCTCGCAGAATGTTATGAACGATATGAAAACCCATATCCATTCCGCAACCTCGCACAACTATGCCGTTGTGTTTGCCCTGCTTCATTTCCAAAGCTGTAGAAACTAGGTAATCAAGATGAATAATTCTGCCAGCATCTATCATCTTTATGCTGATTTCTCGCTGCATACCTGAGCTGCTGACATGGCGCAGAACTGTGTAGATAGTATCTGTTGGAATGTCGCTTAAGATCTTGTTTAGTTCGGCTACAGCGTTCTGTTGGTCTTGTTTCTTGGTCATGTTGTTACTCCTTAGATAGTTAGGTTTTTTACATCTACTGCAACTGCATAGCTATATCTTAATCCTAATAACGGAACTAATCCATATAATGTTTACAAATAGTTAATTTTATTTTTCTATCGTTGTTTAATTGTCAATAGTCTGATACTATGGCGCATAGTCTATCTTCTATAATCTATAGGTCTATAGTCTATTTTCTAT